CTTAATCGCTCAGATGATGATAGCAATGACACTACTCTTTCTAGGACAGTTTCAACTATTACAGTAATGGAGATATTAGCCTAATGATTGATTACACTAAAATTTTAATTCGCAAATTTAAAGGTCAAGAATGGTCATTGAATGGCGATGATTATGAAGGTTTAGAATGGTTGTCCGATACACCTAAACCAACAAAAGCCGAACTAGATTCTTTATGGGATGAAACTAAAGCAGAGATTGAAGCCGAATTAGAAGCAAAAGCACAAGCTAAAGCTGAATTGCTAGAGCGTTTAGGCATTACCGAGGATGAAGCAAAACTCCTGCTTGCGTAATGAAACCTTGGTTATCTAAAGCTGCCGTTCAATTAAGGGAACAGATCGATGATTCCTTCCCAGAGCGTAGCCGTAAATCTGATGGGTGGATTGGTGATGCTAGACATAACACACGAAAAAGCGATCACAACCCAGATGCAACAGGATGCGTTCGAGCAATTGATATTGACGCTCGGCTTTCTGACGACAAAGGGCTTTCAGCATATTTGGCAGATCAAATTCGATCATACGGGAAATCCAATGGTCGCATCAGTTATGTAATTCATCAAGGCAAAATTGCTTCACCGATTCTTGGATGGCGTTGGCGCAAATTTAAAGGCAACCCTCATAACCACCACATCCATGTCAGTTTTAAAAAAGGCAAAACAGATCAAGACAGCACTTTTTTTCACATACCACTACTAGGAGGCAAGGCATGAAACTATCAAACAAACACAAAGCAGCAATTAAGTCATATTTGAGAGCTGTGGCTGCTTCCGGTATTACTGTGGCACTAGCCATTGTTGCTGACATCCATCCAGCTTATGCAACATTGCTTGGAGCAGTTGTAGCACCTATTGCTAAGGCTCTGGATCCAAAGTCTGGCACCGAGGCTGATTACGGAATCAATGCGAAATGACGGCAAACGATTGGGTCGCTATCGCTTCTGGCGTATGCGCCGTAACAGGCAGTTTGTTTATGGGTCTGCGTTGGGTTATTAAATCCTATTTAGCAGAACTAAAGCCGAATTCAGGCACAAGCATGAAAGATCAAATTACAAGACTTGAACAGCGTGTCGATGATCTATTTGTCTTAATCAGTAAGCGATAATTTTTGTTATGGCGAACACACGAAAACCATCTAAACGAAAAAAGATTAATCGTCGTATCGTTCGCCAAACTCCTGAGCCATTAACAAAGATTGATCAACATTACATGGCTCTACATGAATGCTATAAAGCAGCTAGAAAAGCAGGGTTCACGCCTGAGCACGCATTCTGGCTTATGACTGAGCAAAAGACCTTCCCAAATTGGATCGTAGGCGATGGTGGGATTATTCCTTCCATTGATCCAACTGACGATGAGGATGACGATTAAGCGAAACTTGGTTAGATACTTGGTTATTTCGGATTTACAAATTCCTTACCACCATGAAGTAGCAGTCAAGAATGTAGTTAAGTTAGCAAGACGGGAGCGGTTCGATAGTGTTCTTTGCGTTGGCGATGAAATCGATTTTCAAACCATTAGCCGATGGGCTGAGAAAACACCTTTGGCTTATCAACAAACTTTGGATGATGACCGCACGGCTACTCAAGAAATCCTTTGGGCTCTCACAGAGCACAGCCGAGAAGCTCATATTATCCGCAGTAATCATACTGATCGCTTATATAACACTTTATTAAAAGTCCCGGGAATGATTAGCCTTCCCGAGTTACAATATGCCAAGTTCATGGATTTTGATTCTATGGGCATTACCTTCCATAAGACATTTTATGAATTTGAAAAGGGCTGGATCTTGGCTCATGGCGATGAAGGCAACATGAATCCTAATGCTGGTCAGACTGCCCTAAATCTTGCCAAAAAGGCAGGAAAGAGCGTGGTTTGTGGGCATACCCATAGGTTAGGTATGTCAGCCTACTCTGAGGGGCTCTACGGGGCTTACAGACCCCTTTACGGGGTTGAAACGGGCAACCTTATGAACCGGGCAAAAGCCTCCTATACAAAAGGCTTGGCTAATTGGCAAATGGGCATAGTTTTGATGGAGTGGGATGGCAAGAATATGAGCGTGCAGATGATCCCAATTAACAAAGATGGCAGTTTCACAGCTCTTGGAAAGTCTTATGGGGCGTGAAACCGACTATCACGACCGCACGATTGATGACCATATCGATGATCTTGAGGATATTGGCGTTATCTAATCGTTATAAAACACGCCGTAGATCAGGTAGATAAATAACTTGATTTAGGTCAAACTTTATGTATTCACAGAGATGCTGTGGATATGTAAGGGAGCAACATGAAATCAAATGAAAGAAAATGCGAGTGGTGCGATGGCGTTACTCGAGGGGATGTTTGTCCAAGATCTTTGGAATGTCCTACTTGTTCAGCTAAAGCAGGATTAAGTTGCAAAAGACCATCAGGTCATCGTGCATCTGAAATACACAATGCCAGAATCAAAGCTGCTTATGCAATTGATGATGCGAATGGTTTTGATTGGAAAATTGCTTATGCTGACAAAATTGCGGTGAACGCATGAATACATGGCTAGAATTAAGAGATCTTGGCTTAAATGTCGCAGCTGTAATGCTGGGCGTAGGAGTTATTTATTGGATCGTTTATGAGATCCGAGATACAGCCTTTCAGAATGGCTACTGGAAGGGTCGGGCACATGGGTGGGAAATGCACCGCCGAATGACCAACATTAAGGCACAGTCAGATGAGGTCTTTGACTATGACAAAAACTGAGGAATTGCTTAATGAAGTCATTACTACAATCCAACAGCGTGGAAGTGTCTACGGACATCCATATTATAACCACAAACGCATTGCAGGTCTTTGGTCTGCATATCTTGATTTCCCAATCACACCACACCAAGCTGCATTATGCATGGCACTTGTCAAGGTTTCTCGGCTTAGTGAAACCCCAGATCATTATGACAGTATCAAGGACTTCATTGCCTATGGGTCTGTCTATAACACAGTGCTCGAAGCAGTCAAAGATGACCAGTTTGAATGGGGTGACAAGTAATGGCATTTAATCTGGAGGATTATGAGGATGTAGCAACCTTAAACAAATGGTTTATTACCAACTATCCAATGGGTAGATCAGATTTATCAGTTATCAGCCATGATCCTGAAAAGGGTTATATCTTGATCCAATCAACATTGTGGCGAGATTCTAAAGATGCTGCACCGGCGGTAAGCAATGTGGCATTTGGATCTAGGGAAACTTACATTCCTAACATGAAAAAGTTTTATGTTGAGGATACAGCGACATCAGCTTTGGGTAGAGCAATTATTCTACTTAAAGGATCTGACAAAACTGCAACCAAAGATGACATGCGAAAGGTTGAAACCAATCCATCATTCAAGGAGAAGCTGGAAGCCCGTCAAAACATGTATGGCAAACCCGGATCTAAATCAGCGCAAATTGAAACAATCTTAAGAGATAGTTTTGAGGCTGATAAAAAGCCTGAGCCAGTTGCATGGTCAGTTGGTGATGTGGTTGCTGAGATAGGTGCATCAACTCCTAATGAGCCACCTGCATGCGAGCATGGTCATATCTTGAAACAAGGAATCTCTAAAGGAGGTAAGCCTTACTATGGATATGTTTGTAAAGCAAAACAATGTGATGCCAAATGGGCAAAACTCACAGCTAATGGAAAATGGTATTTTGAAGGAGGTGAATAAATGGGTGAATTACAAATTATCGATGGCTCCGGCTTAACTGCCACCTTTACGGATGACGGAGTAAAAGTAGAGCCATCAACAGTTACTTGCGATCTATGCAACGATGACAGATTACTTCATGAGGGCGATCTGCTTCGATGCTATTCCTGCCACGCAATAAACCGGATTCCTTATCATGCCTAATTACGATTACATGTGCGATGGTGAGGGGTTGCTGATTGTATTGGATCTACCAATGGATCATAAAATCCCTCATTGTCAAGTATGTGCTGCACCTTTAAGGCGTGTCTATACAGCTGTGCCAACGATCTTTAAGGGAACTGGATGGGCTGGCAAGGATGGTTAAGTTTAGATGCAACTTCTGCTCAGCCAATACCGAGTTTGAATGGTTAGATGGCTACGAAACACACGAAGGCTTTCGAACTTACCAATGCCTTAAATGCTGCGCTGTGGGCGTTAAGAATGAAGCTGAGGCAATAGATACTCAAGAACCTGTCATGCGCTGCAAGAAATGCGGATCATGGATGTTTACAGATAAGGAGTGCTTTACATGTGCGATTCTCACAATGAAGGAGATCATGAAATGAACTGGGCATACCAGAACCAATTGCGTAAGCAATGGCTAATAGATCATCCTGAAGCAGAATATGAAGGTTGGATGTCTATATGAATGGTTGGGATGAAACTTGGCTTGATCTTGATGATTTAAAAATTGTTTGCATTTACGCAAGACACGCCGTCAGATTTGGAACTATATGATACGCTATAAAGAGCATTGGCTCTCAAAGCCAAAAGGCGAACCCCGAAGGGGGAGGTTCGCAAGGTGCTCGCTAGTTGTGACAGCTCTATGTTTAGCCAACATTTTAGGCTTTGAAAAAGCACATTCCGCTGAACCACGAACCAACCATTACAGACAATGGGCTTTCATACAATTGAACAACATAGATGAATTTCATTGTTTAGATGAGTTATATTTCAAAGAATCAAGATGGAACCCTAAAGCTAAGAATGGTAGTCATTACGGCATACCTCAAGGCAGATCAATATACTTAAGTAAAGTAAATGGGTTTAAGCAGGTAGAATGGGGTTTGAAGTATATTGAAGCAAGACATCAAACGCCTTGTTTAGCACTAGATCATTTTAAGCGTAAGGGGTGGCATTGAGTAAAAGCGCATTAAGAGATAGTGGATCTACAAGACAATGGCGCAATATAAGAGAGCGCATACTCAGGCGTGATGGTTATGTCTGTCAATACTGTGCTCAAGAAGCAGATACAGTTGATCATGTGATACCTAGAAGGCTTGGTGGATTAGATAGTGCGGGGCTGATAATCTGTTTCACGCCCCATAAGACTTTCCAAGAGCTGTAAATGAGCCATCTTTGTTAATTGGAATCATCTGCACATTCATATTCTTGCCATCCCAATCCATAATGACGATGCCCATTTGCCAATTAGCCAAGCCTTTTGTATAGGAGGCTTTTGCTCGGTTCATAAGGTTGCCTGTTTCAACCCCGTAAAGGGGTCTATAAGCCCCGTAGAGCCCCTCTGAGTAGGCTGACATACCCAACCTATGGGTGTGCCCACAAACGACGCTCTTTCCTGCCTTTTTGGCAAGATTTAGGGCAGTCTGGCCAGCGTTAGAATTCATGTTGCCTTCATCGCCATGAGCCAAGATCCAGCCTTTTTCAAATTCGTAGAAGGTTTTGTGAAAGGTTATGCCCATAGATTCAAAATCCATAAACTTGGCATATTGCAACTCGGGAAGGCTAATCATTCCCGGAACCTTTAATAAAGTGTTATAAAGGCGATCAGTATGATTACTGCGGATAATATGAGCTTCTCGGCTGTGCTCTGTGAGAGCCCAAAGGATTTCCTGAGTAGCTGTGCGGTCATCATCCAAAGTTTGCTGATAAGCCAAAGGTGTTTTCTCAGCCCATCGGCTAATGGTTTGGAAATCAATTTCATCACCGACGCATAATACACTGTCAAATCTTTCACGCTTAGCCAGCTTGATGACATTCTTGACAGCTGTTTCATGATGGTATGGAATTTGCAAATCACTTATTACTAAGTATCGCTTAATCGTAATCCTCATCGTCAGTTGGATCTATGGAAGGA